GAAGATGGAATGAGTTATCACCAAGCGCAACATGGGCGGCTTACGATCCGACCGAAACGTGGGCTAATGCGGCGAACTTTGGTCTAGGCGAAATAGATCAGCCGGGCGTTTATGAACTTATTTCAAGATCCGCAAGCGATACAGACCTTTACTCATTGTGTAGCGCTATCGCGACTTCAGCCCTTGGAGTCATATATGAGGACGGTAGTGGCAATATCAGTTATGCTGATGCGACCCATCGACAAGACTATCTAGCCAATAATGGTTATACGACATTAGACGCTAACCATGCTAACGGCGTTGGACTAGCCATATCTACCCGAGCCGGCGATCTTCGCAACTCATTTACTATTACTTATGACAATAATGCCAATCAAAGTTACACGGCCTTTGATTTAGAGAGCCAAGCCCTTTATGGCCTTTATGCTGAGTCTTATACATCTCGCATTAAAAAGACCGTTGATGCTGAGGATTTAGCCGATCGATATATTGCCTTACGCGCTAACCCATCCGCCAAGTTCCAGAACATTACTTTCGTGCTAGGTAATCCTGAGATCGATGACTCTGATCGAGATGCGCTAATTAACATATTCCTAGGCCAACCAGTCTGGGTACAGAATCTCCCACCTAATATCTCAGATGGTCAGTTCCAAGGGTTCATCGAGGGTTGGACGTTCAGAGCAAGTCTTAACAATCTCACCGTAACATTCAACGCATCTCCTATAAACTTCAGTCAAATTGCGGTAAAATGGGAGCAGGTAGACCCAGCGGAACGATGGAACACTCTAAACACTAGCCTAACTTGGCTAACAGCGATCGGAGCAGTAGCGTAATGGCAACAACAACTAACTTCGGATGGGCAACCCCAAACGATACAGATTTCGTTAAGGATGGCGCAGCCGCTATCCGCACGCTTGGCAGTTCTATTGATACGTCATTTGTCGATCTTAAGGGCGGAACTACCGGCCAGATTCTTGCTAAGGCATCTAATACTGATCTCGATTACTCATGGATCACTAATGATGTTGGTGACATTACTGCCGTTACTGCCGGTACCGGCCTTACTGGTGGCGGAACTACTGGCGCAGTATCTTTGGCTATTGATTCAACGGTAGCAACCCTTACAGGTTCTCAGACTCTTACTAACAAGACTCTGACATCTCCAGTCTTAACGACTCCTACTATTAGCAACATTGATGCAAAGGGTGATCTTCTTGCCGGAACTGCCGACAATACGATTGGTCGTCTAGCGGTCGGTACAAACGGTCAAGTTTTGACGGCTGATTCATCGACTGGAACTGGCCTAGCATGGGCAACAGCAGCCAGTAGCGATCTCGTTAGAATTACAACTTCATCATTTTCAGCATCATCTGCAGTGAACGTCGATTCTTGTTTTTCATCAACTTATGACAATTATTTGGTTTTAATGAATGTGACGAGCAGTTCATCAACTAATGCTATGAACTTCAGATTTAGAACTGGTGGCACTACAAATACTACTTCAAACTATGGTTCAGGATGGACATACAACGCTTTTGGAACGTCCGGCGCAACAGGCAATTTAGGTTCAGCGGCAGGTTCTAACATTGCTTACATACACGATATAACTGGCGGTTCAACTTACTGCGCCATGACAGTCCACCAACCATTTGCTAGCACAATCACAGGGGCAACTTTTTCGGTTGCTCAATCTAATGGTTACCACGATACAGGTGCATTGACTTTTAATCTGACAACATCATTTGATGGACTTTCATTCATTTCAGCAGCAGGAACTATAACTGGAACAATCTCAATCTACGGGTATAAGAAGGCGTAATTATGAAAATCACACACATTGACGTAGCAACTGATACCAACACAGAACTTGAAGTCACTCAGAAAGAATTTACTGAGATGGTGGGCAAACTTGAGGCAGTAAAGCCTTTCGCTCAAGTTATTGAAGAGAAGCAAGCGTTAAAGGATGCAGCCATAGCGAAACTTGCTGCGCTTGGTCTTACAGAAGATGAAGCCAGAGCCGTTATCGGATGAAGCCGGTATTATGCAAGGCTGGGCAACAGTTACGCGAGCAGTTCGATGATTCCTTCCCAGATCGTGATAGGCGTTCCGATGGTTGGATCGGCGACTTGCGTCATTCATCGCGTCCTAGTGACCATAACCCTGATCCACAGGCTGGGATGGTTGTCAGAGCGATTGATGTGGATAGAGATGTACATAAGTCCGGCAAGCCAGACCTCATGCCCGATATTGCAGATCAGATTCGACTCGCAGCCAAGGCAGGAGAGAAGCGTATTGCCTACGTTATCTTCAACGGACGAATTGCATCGGCTCGCATGGGCTGGCGCTGGCGTAAGTATTCTGGAAGCAATCCGCATAACCATCATTGCCATATCTCTTTCACTAAGCGCGGCGATGCAGACAGTTCGTTCTTTAATATACCGCTACTAGGAGGCAAATAATGGAAGCAATTATCTATGCAACTTTAGGACTTATTGCGGTTCCAGTAATCCGTGCAGCGATTAAGTCTTACCGAGCAAAGAAAGCCGTAGGCGATATCGTCGCAGATGCCCTAGAGGCTGCAGTCGATACGGTCGAGAAGAAGAAATGAGCCAAAGCGATTTCTTTACTCTTTACTTTGCAAGCCTTGCGGTAATCGGTGGCCTTGCCGGGTATGTAATTACACACTTGCTATCTGAAATTAAGCGACTTAATTCGCGTGTCGATGAGATTTATAACATCCTCTTAGAGCGATAATTTTCGACATGGCAAAGAAGAAGGTTATTGATCTCGATACCTATTCACGGCTTGACGCATGGGCAATCAGCCTGCACGAAATGTACCGAGCGCTTAGACGCGCTGGGTTCGCAGTCGATATAGCACTTAGCATCATCCAAGATCGCGACGCTTACCCAGACTGGATTTTGCCGTCGATCCCCGACCGAGTGGATCGCCTACCCTATGAGGATGACGACGAGGATTAAATGAAGCGAATAGTCATAGTGAGCGACCTTCAAGTGCCGTTCCACGATAGACACGCAGTCAAGAATCTAGCCAGTTTCATTAGCAAGTTTAAGCCGCACGAAGTAGTCACAATAGGTGACGAGATTGACTTTAATACGATCAGTAAATGGTCAGAAGGAACGCCTGAAGCCTATGAGCAGACTCTTGGAGATGATCGCGAGGAGGCTATTCAGGTACTTTACGACCTACAAGTAACCCAGATGATTCGGTCTAACCACACAGACCGGCTATATACCCAGATCATGAGGAAAATTCCCTCATTCCTATCCCTGCCAGAACTTAGATTCGAGAAGTTTATGCGGCTGGACGAACTAGGCATTACCTTTCATCGCAAGCCGTACAACATTGCCCCCGGCTGGATAGCAGTCCATGGCGACCATACCCCAATCAAGTCTCAAGGGGGTCTATCAGCCCTTGAAGCGGCTCGTAGGCACGGTAAGAGCGTCATTTCAGGTCATACCCATAGAGCAGGACGTTCGTCGTTCTCAGAGGCCTCTGGGGGCCGTATAGGGCGTGTTTTGCATGGGGTTGAGGTAGGTAACCTTATGGACTTTTCTAAGGCCTCATACACGAAGGGCTCGGCTAACTGGCAACAAGCCTTCGCCATTATGTACGTTGAGGGTAAGAACGTGCAGGTCGATCTAATCTATATTGAGAAAGACGGGACTTTCGTCGTAGCCGGTAAGCGCTATGGACGACCTAGATAACGACCTAGCAAGGTCGATTGATGACCATATAGACGATGCAGAATCGTTACCATTTCGTTATCAAAAGTTCGAAGGTCTCAGCCGCAACACGATGTAATCTTGATCCACCAACAATAAAGGGGGCAAGATGTTCGATCCATCATTAGGCGATTTCATCGTAATGATCCTAATGGCAGGGCTATATTTTCACGTTGGCCGCATGGTTGGCATAAGAGTAGGGTATCTTCAAGGGCGCAGAGCCGTCCGAGAATACTACGAACAAAAAGAGAAGGTGCGAGTGTGAAAGCAAATGA